TTAGGTATTAATCCCACACAGGTTCCAGAAGAGATACCTGAGTATGCACATTTAAAACCTAAGAAACCAGAACCACAACAAGAACAGATACAAGATCCATATGGATTTAAAGGTGATGGTAGAGAGATACCACCTGGTGCTACAGCAGATATGCTGATGAAAAATTTAGCACAAGAGTTTGAGAATGTTGGTTTTGATGAAGGTACTGCTAATCAAGGTGAACCACAGATACAACCAGCAGATATAGCTGCAAAACATTTAGAAAAATTATTACATGATCAACTAGAAGAGTCTAGTGCTATAACAGTTCTAAGACATGTATTTTTTGAGATGTGTTTATTAGGAACTGGTATATTAAAAGGTCCATTTAGTTTTGATCACACATATCATGCATTTGATGTAGGTGAAGATGAGCAGGGTAACATGATAAATGTACATGCTAAAAAAATTAAAACAGTTCCAAAAGTAGAAGCAGTATCATGTTGGGATTTTTATGCAGATCCAAATGCAACTAGCATAAATGATTGTGATTATGTAATTCAAAGACATTCATTAAATAGACAGCAATTTTCTGATTTAAGAAAAATGCCATACTTTAATGAAGAAGCTATTGATATGTGTTTAGAAGAAGGACCTAACTATCAAGTTAGAGGTTATGAATCTTCATTATACAATAGAGAAACAGTAGAAACTATTTATAAAAATAGATTTGAAGTATTAGAATATTGGGGTGTCGTATCAAAAGATATGGCAGCAGAATGTGGTATAGAAAGTAATAAGAGTGTAATCAGTGTCAATGCATGGATATGTGGTGGCAAAGTATTAAGAATGGTAGAGAATCCATTTGAACCTACTAGATTACCTTTTATGGTTTGCCCATATGAATTAAACCCATATCAATTTTTTGGAATAGGTGTTCCAGAAAATATGGAAGACTCACAACAAATTATGAATGGTCATGCAAGAATGGCTATTGATAATTTGGCATTGTCAGGTAACTTAGTATTTGATGTTGATGAAACTCAATTAGTTCCTGGACAAGATATGAAAATTTTTCCTGGTAAAATATTTAGAAGACAGAGTGGACAACCAGGAACATCTATTAATGCAATTAAATTTCCAAACAACACTCAAGAGAATATGATGATGTTTGATAGATTTAGACAGTTAGCAGATGAAGCAACTGGTATACCATCATATTCACATGGTACAACAGGTGTACAATCTACTACTAGAACTGCAGCAGGTATGTCAATGCTAATGGGTGCTGCAGCATTAAGTATTAAAACTGTAATTAAGAACGTAGATGATTACTTATTAAAACCTCTAGGTGAAAACTTGTTTCATTGGAATATGCAATTTAATGCAGATATTCCAATTATCAAAGGTGATCTTGAAATAAAAGCAAGGGGCACATCTTCATTAATGCAAAAAGAAGTTAGATCACAAAGACTAATGACATTTATGCA